GAAGTAACTATTCAAAGCTTGAGTCTGTTATTGAAGCAGTAAATCAAGGCAATCAGTTTGGTTTGTTCTTCACTCAAGAGATTGATTATGTATGGACAAGTCACCATGATGCTAAATCAGAAGTTGTAGTAGTTACTACTGTACGTCATGAGAATGACGAGAATACATATGTATCAAAGCTTCCAATCATTTTGTCTAATGCAAATATGGAGAACCCACAAAAGGTTGGGTCAGCTATTACATATGCAAAGAGATATACACTACAAGCTGTATATGGTCTGCCATCAGAAGATGATGATGGTAACGAGGCAAGTAAGCCTACTGTAAATATATCCAAACCAATAGCTAAGGGAGATGATGACGATGGATTATGATAACACAGACAGAGGTAGTTTCTTCAAACCACGAGCAGACGAAAGTCTGCTTGTGCAAGGCAAACTAAATAGCAATGGCAACGAATACAGAATGGTTGTTGTCAAAGCATCACTACCTGATGGTGGTACTGCTCGTGACTTGTATGTCAAAGTCGGTACATTATTTGAGAATGATAAATCTCAAAATGAGAAATCACCTGATTTCAGTGGACCAATAGAACTTCCTAATCAAGAAAAAAGAAGATTAGCTTGTTGGAAAACTGTATCGAATGATGGCAATACCAAGTTCTTGTCAGCTAGGATTGGTGACAAAACACCACGAGTAGGTGAAGATACTGTATCAATTAGCAACAATGATGACATGGAGGTAATAGATGAAATCCCATTCTAATTTTGAAGCAAAGGCTAGAACCCATGACCCTAAAACGTCATGGGAAGCCGCTGAAAAAGTTGACACTAATAGACTCGAGCAAGTTGTACTAAAAGCAATAATTGCACATGGAGATGGTGGTGCTACACATGATGAAGTATTTACCTATCTAAGTATGAGATTTAAAGATGCTTTTCGAGAGGGTAGCATTACACCAAGATATGCCACCCTTGAAAGAAAGGGATTGATTACTCGAAATGGTGACACAAGAAAAGGTCGTGCAGGTAGGAGTCAGCTTGTTATGTATTCCAATAAATAAAACTAATGGAGGTTACTTTGGATAAAAATAAAATTTATATAACTAAAGACTACAGTATATTTAAATATGTTGTTGGTAATAGAGATATTGTCAATAAGCACGTGAAGGATCTATCTGGTCATATCGAAGCTAGAGATCTAAATATACCTATAATAGTTAATGAGCATATGGAAGTATGTGATGGGCAACATAGACTTGAAGCATATAAAGCTTTGAGTTTGCCAGTTCATTATATAGTCAAAGAAGGTTTGACTTTAGGAGATATTCGTAAGTTAAATTCAGTCAATCGCAAATGGACTATGCACGAATATATGATGAGCCATTGTAAGCTAGAGTCTAAGCATTATCTTACACTCGAATGGTTTGTGAGAACTTACGAGTTTAGTGTGTCAGACTCAATAGCTATGCTGAATGGCAAAGGATATTATAGTGGGTTCGATATTACTGAATTTAAAGAAGGTAACTTTGTTGTGCATGATTTAGAGAAAGCAAAAGAAACTGCTTCTTCTATACATAAGGTTGGTGACTACTTTGAGCATTACCGAAAGAAATCTTTTATTCATGCAATGATTTCTGTCTGCAATGATCCTCAGTTTGTTTGGAGTCACTTTGCAAATAAGCTTAGTAATTTTTCAGGAGTACTAAAAAATCAAGGTAGCAGGAATGATTTTATATTGAATATTGAAAAATTATATAACTATAAAACTACACCTGCTAGGCAGATAAGGCTAAAACTTTATGGCAATAGGTCGTAATTGGTATAGCTTTTGCAAATACTGCTGTATCTTGATGATTTGCCACTACAATAAGAAGATGAGTAAAAAAAGTCTTGATATAAGAGCCATACAGAGGGGGTAAAGACCCCCTCTAGTATGATTGTACCCTAGAATTACGTTGATTCGCCCACACTTTTCATTTCGCCAACAAGCCTCATTGCCCTGTTTGGCACTTGTTTTGCCCACTTCGAGTCTGTCATTTCGTATGCGGCTTCGTACCAATCACGATTATCAACAGCTTTTTTCATTTTGTGAAAGCGAGATAGTCTTGGTCTACCCATATTAAACATCATATTAGCAATAATGTGTTGTACTTTCTCTGGAAGATCATCAAAGTTATTATATAAAAGTTTACATTCATCAATTGTAACTTCGATATCTTGATCAAAGAGTTCGTTGACTCTCTCGTCAGATACTTCTGTGCCTACTGGTTTACCATATTCTTGATCCCACTCAGTGACAAGATGTCCTATGCCAACAGTAGGTAAATTTAAGTGATCGAGATACACAGCATTAACACAGCCTTCATCTCGTTTTAATTCTTCTCGTAATAATTCTATGTTCATTTTTTTAACTTTGCTATTGATTTTAATCCAAATGATGCCGCTATAGATGCAAGTATGCCATAACTTAACCAGTCAGGACAGTCCTCTCTTAAAAATTTAAAACCATCAGATATGTATGGTTGTAGTGCAGGTATGAAACAAGCAACAATAAGTAAGATAAAAGTTATAGTCCATGCTTCATCTTTCCAACTATTGTCACTAGCATCTATAGCTTTCTCTTCCCATGAACCATCTTGTTCTACTTTCTTTACTTGTGCCTGAACCTTTGCAACTTCTAGTTTCTGTTTAGCTTTAGCTTTTTCTTTCTTACCTTCAAGCCATGTAGTAGCTATATTTGCTATTGGTCCTAATAATTGTAACATTAGTATACCCTCACTTTCTTTTCGTCTACTCGTGGTACAAGTTTACAAATGCAGTTGTATTCCATGTTCTCACCAGTAGCACTATCATATGTTTGTTTACTTAAATACTCTGTGTAAAATGTGCAGTCAGTAACATTTCTAAAATATATTGCACCTTGTGACACACCATTAAGATAACAAGCTAACATAAATGCAGTCATATAATACCTTTCTTTTTAGCTATTATTGCAAGTACAGTTACTACACCTGCAAGTAAAGCTGTTATTAGTATAATTAAAATAATTTTTAAAACTAGTTCTTTGATTTCTTCTCTACGTTTCTTGGCTTTTTCTGCGGCTTCTTTCCTAGCTTTACGAGCCTCAGCACAGTATGCTTGATAATCATTCCACAAGTTTGCCCTACCATATAGTTGCATATACTCTCGTAGTTTATCATGTTTCACTCGTATCTGCTCCAATGCCATAAACTCTTCAAGATCATTGTCAGTTTTGCCTAATAAATTAGTCCAAATACTATTACGTTTTTTATGTAAATCTTTTTGTAGTTGATCTTCAGCACTCACGAAACGACTTATTGCAGATCCTGCTGAGGCTATATCTTTACCATTTTCTAATGTTTGTTTGATGACTGCAAAAGCACTATTCGCTACCATTAGCATTTCAAGCACAGTGTCACCTCACATTCAGAACCTTGTCTATCTTATCTTCTAGTCTGTGCAAGGCTTCCATCACACGACCAGATGTATCACGCAAGTCTTGTCTTGTTGCGTATTCTTCTCTTGTTTTATTTAGAAGTATTTGTAATCGTTTTACTTCTGTAAACATTTTATTAAATGCCCAAGCAAATGGCATTATAATTAGTGTAAGAATAACATTCCAAATGATAGCACCATCAACTTCCATGTTTACCCTTTTGGATATTTATCTTTGACTGCTTTGATTGTCTTTTTCCAACCATCAATACCATTATGGTATAAGTCATCAAGTTGATCTATTATATCAGGATATTCTGCTTGCCTATCTCTTTGATACTGTTGAGCCTTCCATTCATCTTCTATTCTTTTTACTTCATTTTCATCTATTGGAATTAGATCACCTTTGATAGCAACTCCATCTTTATGAGTGTAAGTATATGCTAAATCAAAAGCCTCACCCTCAGGAAGTTTTGCAATGACATATTTTGTTTCATCTTTATAAATATCACTTGGTATTCCACTACATGACATCAAAAAAGAATTATCTGATTTATTAAATATTACAATTTCTGACATTTTTACTCCTATGAAGGACCATTAAATGTTTCAACTTTAACAACATAGTGTCCACCACCTATATATGTTCCTGCATTTTTAGTTATTCTAAGCACATTATTGCCAGGGGAACTGTATGACCATGAACCACCACCACTTGAAGAAATATTTTGTATATTATGAGTTGATACAATTCCTCCAATATACATTCCAAGTGTTGAAACTATAGCCGCCCCATAATTCTGTATAGCATGATGTGTATAAAAAGCATGAACCTGAGTAGCACCAGCACTTGATATATCAGGTATATCTATTGAAATTGAAGCATTGTTATTAACACTACCTCTAAAATAATAGACAAATGCACCATTATATTTAATTAAACCAGTGGTGCTTTTAATAACCATACGTTCTGCTTCATTAGTACGGATCTTTATATCAGTAGGCACAGTAGATGATGAAGTTCCGTTTTGCACTACATTTATTTCAGCACCAATATCTGACACAGCAGAAGTATTTACACCTCTAAATTTAATTGAACCTAATGCTTCACCATCTGCTGTTGCCGCAAAGTTGCCACTATCTG